ACTATGAATATCAAAAACAAAATCAAACAGTTCATCAACACCCTCGAAGACAATGGCTTTAAACTTACTAGTGCCTTCGATGCCGAGCAGGATGAAATCAAGAACCCAAGTGTAGAGGATGCCTACATTTGGGTATCCTGTTGCGAGTCAGGAATCATAAGGTTCACCTACGATAATCGCTACCGATTCCATGTGTATTTCACGCCTTACAATGGCGATGATTTAGGGGATTGCATCCCCGATTACTCATGGTCACGTGGTACACCACAGGATGTGACTGATGCATTCGAGAAGATATTTGACTCATCAACCTATTAACCACACACACACGTTATGAAAAACATAAATAAAGAAACAGTATCAGACTTACTATGTGACGCACACGACATCCGAAACGCTTTGCGATTTACACAAGGTAACTTATTGAACAAACCAAAAGACAACGAAGGCACAGAGACCACAATAGGAGACTGCCTTGATAACATAATCGATACACTTGAAGGAATCGCAATAACTAACCACACCACACACACACTATGAATAAAAAACAAATCAAACAAAACATCCTAGCATTGGCTCACGCCCGAAGGCTACTCACATTTAAAATCGCGGACGCATACGAGTCCGATAATATGGTTTTATTAACCATACTGAGAGAAGCCAGAAGCGTTCTGGAGGATGGAATAAACGAGCTTAGTGGAGCAGGTAAAACGCCTAACCACGAGTTGGATTCTATTCCAGATAACACCGAGTGGTGGGATGAATTACGCCAAGAAAGTCCACTGGGTTGCTACCGAGATTAACCAATAAAAACTATGAGTGATTACTGCAACATATGCGACACACGCAGACCCGAAGGTGGCACACAGCACCTCGTTCTTAACGGAGGTTCTCTATGGCTTGAGTACTGCAAGTCATGTGGGGAATCAGAAACCCTAACTAACCCATCAACTGGGGAGGTTAAAACCATAGCGGAGATAGCCAAGCAAGCCAGCGAAACATCAACCGCTTAACCATCTTAAGGCTATCAATCTTAAGGCTGTCTTTCCCTCCCTTCAAGGGGAGGGGGATGGCTTTCTTAAGATGGGGCTGTCTTAAGATGGGTCACCTAAAATAACCTGTCAATAACCATGCAAAATATATTCTATTCAAATGCCCTTGACTACAAGGACGAGGATGTCATCAATGAGTTACTCACAAGTAACGACAGGCATGACCCCTTTACAGAACAACCCTATCCCGAAGGACTAATCGAGGATACCTATTCAAGAAACCAACCCGCCAATCTATGGCGACCAACAACAAACAAATACTATGAAAATTAAAATCACTAACGAAGTATTCCTTCACGTGTCATGCGATATAGCAGGAGCCATCGTAGAAAACCGCATCGGAAATCACTTGATGTGGGAGGACAGAGAGGACGGAAGCGAAGGATTGACCGAGGAGGCTCAAGACCTGTTCAATGAAACGATTGACATTGTACAGCAGAAGCTTCTCAATCATCTTGAAGTTACAAACCTGCCATACACAGCTTGCTTACACAAATAAATACCATGAGTAAAATATCAGAACTAGCAATTGAGTACACCAACCATGTCAACGAGTACCATCGGTGCATAACCGAGAGCAACAAGGAAGGCATGGAGTACCACGAGCAACAGCTCAAACGAATCAACAAGCTCCTCGGTATTGAGACTGAGGACTACAACAAACAGGAGGACTAATATGTACAGAGATATAGAGGACTACACAGATAGAGACGAGGTGATTAACCACTCCGAGAGTGGCATCCCTTTTAAAATTACAATGGACACCTTCCACCACGAGGACGTACTGGTTACTGGTACGTTCAGCGTTGATGAGGATGGCGAGTTCTACTGCTTTGATACATTTGAGTGCAAGTACTACCTCGATGAGGATGACATGGTCGCACTACTTGAATGGATTAATGATGACAACAAACTACCACTACGATGAAATACTTATTACTTTTACTTCCCCTCCTTGTCACCTCAGCCTTGGCTGACGATGCCGAGATAGTAGCATCAACACTTATCCTTGAGGCGGGCGGTGAGTACGCTGAGGGGGCGATGCAGGCGGTGCATGAGGTTATCCTTAACCGAGCTGACAAACGCAGGCTCACGCCCAAGCAGGTATGCCTACAGCCCAAGCAGTTCAGCTGTTGGAATAGCGGTAAGTACCGCAAGCTAATCGCCAAGGCTAAGGCTCACCCTCGGTACGCTCACGCACTCAGTATCGTACATGGAAAGCGAACCAATATAACTGGGGGAGCTGACCACTATCACGCCAAGTATGTAAAGCCATACTGGGCAAAACATTTGGAGTTGACCTGTACTATCGGTCAGCACATATTCTATAAATAAATAACCTATAACTAAATAAACTATGAGCACAATAAAAGTACATACATACCCACAAGGGCAACAGCTTTCCAATGGGGAGCATATACAAGTTCAAGTAAAGATAAGCGGAGTTCTTGTTTTCAAGGATGCTTACTTCCATGAGCTACAGGATGGCGACAAGTACATCATCCCCGAACAAGTCCAGCTACCACTAGCTAGCGACATCGAGATACTTGACTATCTAATTGATAATCAAAAGACCTTGGCGTTCAGTATTCATGAGCGTACCGATGACACTAGTGAGGTCTACTGCTACGAGAAGGAAACAATCAAGCAGGTAGGCGGTGTAGTTACTGGCAAGCACCCACTCAAGTCAGAGATTCGTGGAGCATTCCGTGAACTCATGTCACAAGTAATTGCAAACGATAAGTTATAAATCCTATAGGATTTGACATCAGCAGGGTGGGTCATCTTAAATGGTGACTCACCTTTTATATATTCCTATGGCACATTTCTACAACTGCAAAGATACTACTGACCCTTCCTTTGAGCCTGACATTGAAACGCCAGCGAAGGCTCGCAAGGTCAACAAGGTTTACCCATCCGTTACTACAGTACTCGGTATAGTAAAGGATGCCTTCCTTGATTCAATTTACAAACCACGTATGATGACTGACCTAGCTAGGAAGAATCCCTTCTTACCTTGGCAGGAACTCGAACGTATGACTTACGGATTCCGTAAGCACCCAGCCACCAACGAGGACATACCATCCTCGGAGTTCGGCACAGCGGTTCACAAGACAATCGAGGATATGATTGAATCCCTTATATGGGACAGGATGCGTGAGCTACCCGAAGGCAGGGAGTACGATGACTGGGCTGAACCATTTTATCAATGGGTACTGGACAATGACGTTAAGCCAATCGCCTGCGAAAGAATCATAGCTGACAATCGTATCAAGATTGCTGGCTCAGTTGATTTCATAGGACATGATTCCGATGGCAAGGTTTTCCTTGCGGACTACAAGTGCCGTACCAATACCAAGGGTAAGGCTAAGACTTACGACAAGGACTGCCAGCAGTTAGCTATTGAATCATGGATGCTAATGAAGCAACACAAGCTGGACTACCTGCCCTCATGCATCTCCGTTGTAATTGATTGCGACACAAAGAAACACCACCATAAAGTTTGGGACTCAGATGAAATGCAAAAGGGAATCAAGGTCGCAAAGAAATGTGCCGAACTTTACTGGCTACTAAGAATGTAATTATGTACGTAAATAACCCAACACTTGATGACTATTTAGAATGGGCTGACCCCGAAGCCATCCGCTTTGACGGACTGGATGATGCGGTAGTCGGCGTTGACCACAGGGGCTTCCTGCTTTATGACCACAGCAAAATGATTGAGGTGTTCGAGGAGCAAGGCATGACAGTTGACGAGGCTTATGAGTGGATTGATTTCAATGTCATCCCAGTCATGGGTGGCGAGGGCTTCACAGTCATATACCAATGAAGCAGTACTACATAACGTACAGGGTGGATGAGCTACCTGCTGAGAGTAATACCAGCTGTGCAATCAAGTGGGCACACAACGAGAAGGACGCTGTCCGTCTTTTACTACAGGTCAATCCTGAGAAGGATGGAAGATGCAGATTCAAACGTGGCGGTACAGGAAAGATTCTGTCCGTTGAAGAACTAAAGGATTAACATGAACTACAACTCTGACTTCCGACATGACCTAGAGGTAGGTCAAGTATCCGAGAAAGAACTCGGTGATATATTTGAGAACAAAACAGTAGAGGTAAAGCGTGACCTCAAGGCGAGGGTAACTGGCAACCTGTACGTGGAGTTCATGTCACGTGGCAAGGGTTCGGGTATCGCATCAAGCGAAGCGGACTACTGGGCATTTGATATAGGGGATTTATTTTTAATTATCAAGACGGACAAACTTCGGGACTTGATACGACCTTTGCTCGGCACATCAGCCGAACGAAAAGGTGGTGACGATAACACTTCACTTGGGTTACTCGTCCCGCTTTCACTACTAATAAAAAACAATACACAATTATGAGTTACGCAGAATCAATAAGTAAATTCATGGAATGGGCTGAAGCTAAGATTGCTCAAGCCGTGAAGGATGACGAGGCTTTTGAAAGGGAAGCAGGCACAAGGGACTTCGTTCCGAAGAGACGTAAGATGATATGTCCTCATGGGATGACTGACGAAGAGAAAATACAGATGGTACTACAGACACAGCAGTACCGCAGGCAGGGACACAAAGCACCTTACGCCGCAAAACTCGCTGGTTGCCATCAGAGTACTTATAACAAATGGGCAAGGGATTTTAACTTACCTTACCAAAAGACACCATCACTATGAGCCAAGAGATAACAACTGATTCATGTCCAGTAAGTAAACTGGTAAAGGCACTAGAACTTGAGAACGATAAACTCCGTAGGGATGTAAAACTCTACAGGGGAGAGCTCGTTAAGCTTGTTCAATCCACGGATAAATTAATAGAAGAGAACGAAACCTAATCCAATATGCCTTACTTAACACAAGCCAAAGTAAAAGAATACAGGGAGGCTAACTTACCTACCTGCTGTCCCATCCTCAGCATTAAGACTGATGACTGGGTACTTGACCATGACCACCAGACTGGGATGGTACGTGGCGTAATCTCACGCCAAGCCAACAGTCTACTAGGGAAGGTCGAGAACTTCTACCTTGGTATGTGCAAAGGGGACAAGGACTTCTTGCCTGTTACATTGGAGGCTATGGCTTGTTACCTTGAGGACTACAAGACGGATGTCCTGCATCCAGTTGGACTCAAACAACTAACACGAAAATTCCTATCAAGCTTGACAGCTGATGAGCAGAGGTCAGAGTTGGAGGCGTTAGGTGCGAGCAAGGAAATGCTTGAAGCCTGTACAAATCACCATCATCGTGCGGATTTATTCCGTGCACTAACGAAAGAAAAATATGAGTAAAAACCTACACCAAAAATTACAAGGGATTCAGTCATCCCTCAAAGCTCCGAAGGGGCAGACTAATAAATTCGGGGGGTACAAGTACCGCTCCTGTGAGGACATCCTTACCGCAGTCAAACCATTACTCGCTGAGAACGAATGCTCACTTATCATTCACGATGAAATCGTTGAGGTAGGTGGTCGTGTATACGTCAAGGCTACCTGTGAGTTACTTGACTCAAATGATTCAAATGCTGTTGTCAGTTCAACTGGCTTTGCTCGTGAGGCTGAGGTCAAGAAGGGTATGGACGATGCACAGATTACTGGTTCAGCCAGTAGCTACGCTCGTAAGTACGCATTGAATGGACTGTTCGCTATTGACGATGTCAAGGATGCTGACGCTACCAATGACCACGGCAAGAAGCAAGCCAAGCCAATTAACCAAGGAGGATTTTAATATGTTTTTCCGTAGATTAAGACAACGTGTAGCATCAATCAAGATGGCGGTTGACCGCCTTGAGTTCGAGTGCGAACAGAACTGGAAGAGACTCAACAAGATTGAGGAACTGATTGATGAAAGGTTCGAACAGATATACAAGTACACCGATGAAAAGTATCGCAGGGTGGACGAGTGGGATAGCCTACAGCGTGAAAAGATTAACGTCATTACTGACCACCTTGGTATCGAGCTTGACAACGGAGTACACGTAATCATTGATTCACTCATTGATTCAGAAACAAATTCTAACTAACCATAAACCAACATATAAATATGAGCGAACAATACGATAACACAAATCGAGGTACATTCTTTGTGAATGACCGCAAGGAAAAAGAAACACATCCTGATTATACTGGTAAGATTAATGTAGGGGGCGAGGACTTCTACATTAAGGGCTGGAAGAAAGTCGCCAAGAGCGGACTTAACTTCTTATCCCTGGCAGTACAGTCAGTCGATGAGGCACAGAAGCCACGTACGGAACAGCCCAAAGCGGCTACCGCACCGACAAATGACGACACTCCGTTTTAATGGAGAGCGAACGTAAGTTCGACAAGGAGTGGTGGGAGGACTTCCGTAATGCGGAGGTCACTTCCATCCTTGCCTTGACTGCTGATAAGAACAACGATTACACTGGTGGTCAGACCTGCGATAATCCCTTCGCTAACTTCGACAAGTCAGTTGAGTTCGGTGTTCATCCCCTGACTGGTATCTGTGTCAGGATGCAGGATAAATTCCAAAGGGCACGTGCTCTTTGTTCCGATGGCTCCCTCTCAGTTAACACAAAGGGCGACCAATCCAAGGACATCTTCCGTGACCTAATTGGTTACTCGTTGATAGCCATTGGGATGCTCGACCGAGAGAGTAAGCCGTAATCAGTTATGGTAGAATGCTTGTCCTTTATAATCCCGTAAGGGGCAAGTATTCACTATATGACTAATAATAACAACACAACACACAGCAACGTAATGAACAAAACAATCCTTGAAGCAACCGAAGTCTCCCTCTCAATCTACAATGAGATTGATAGCTACCAGCTACCAGAAGAGACTCGTGTTAAACATAAGGCTTTGGGTCAGGTTCTTCGTTCGTTGGTAGAAATACTTGACAAACATGAACAATCTAAAGCAACCGCATAGCGAAGAAGCGGAGGACAAACTAATCGCATCGTGTCTCCTTGACGGGGACACTGGGGTTTACGACACAGTAAGCCGTACTGTATCCCATGAGGATTTCTATACCCTTCGGGGTAAACTTTTCTTCCATGCTCTTGGCGAACTCGCCTCAGCTGGAGAACCAATTAACGAGGTGTCAATTGCCGAGCGTCTAAAGATGCTTGGTGGGCTTGATGAGGTCGGGGGCATGGCTGGTATATATGCAGTCATGGACAAGGCTCTAACGTCCACACAGGCTGAGTACTACGCAGGTATCGTGGACGAGAAGTCCCGACTTCGTTCCCTTATTCGTTCGTGCCGTGTCGCTATGGATGAATCACAGCTTGAGACAATGAACTACGACCACATCCGTAGTACACTTGAGGCTGAGATTATAGCTAAGCCATCACGACTGCATGACAAGTCCAGTATCTCTAACTCAGCTAAAGAAATTATGTCCGAGATTAAAGCAATGCAGGACGGAACGTACGAGGCTGACGTTGTAAAGACGCACCTCGGTCTGCTTGATGACCAGCTTGGTAATGGTGGTATCGCCGCTGGCGAAGTACTAACCTTAGCCGCTCCGACATCATGCGGTAAGTCCGCACTAGCTCTGTACATAGCATCACAGTCAGTCGTAAAGGATGGTCATGCCTGCGGTATCTTCTCATTGGAGATGCCACAGAAGCAACTTACTAATCGTTTACTACAGACTATATCAGGTGTAAACATGAGGAACATTCGTGAAGGCACAGCTACTGATGACCAAGTGAACCGAGTCAATCAATCCATTAACGACCTCGACACCAAGTACCCAATCGTTACATCTCACAGCGTACGTAGTGCTGATGACCTAGTAAGTCAGACCCGACAGTTCGTACGGAACAAGGGAGTAAAGCTAGTCATCATTGACTACCTCCAGTTGATTCCGTTTAACTCAAACAAGATGAGCAAGAACGAGGGTATCGCTGACATCTCCCACAAGGTCAAACAGATGGCACTGGACTTGAACATAGCAGTTATCCTGCTGGCTCAGGTAAACCGAGAGGGTGCAAAGCGTGGACCGCTTGAACTGTATGACCTCAAGGATTCAGGTGACATCGAGAATGATGCTGACGTTGTGCTCCTTATGTACCCATCCAAGGGTAGCGTTGAGGATTCCAAGGACCAGGACCACAAGGGTTCCTTTACGTCCCTTAACTACAAGTTAGCTAAGAATCGTGAGGGCGAGCGAGGCATTGGTTCCTTCTTTAAATTCTACCACTGCGTAGGAAGGTTTGAATAGCTATGACTGTTGACATAGTAAATGAAACCATCAGTGTATAATAATAATACGAGGTAAGCTACATGAGTAATCAGTAGCGGGGTTAGTATTACTCCCTCATTTAAAGCCTCGATGTGTGATAGGTAGCCTCGTCCCTTGTTGTTGGGGGGCGGGGCTTTTTATTTATAGAGAACCAGGAGGTCGGATGAATGGTACATCACCTTCCTTGAGTCGTCTCCTGTACTCCTTCATTTCTTTCTCACGAGTAAATCCGAACAGGCGATTGATAACGTCAGAGGCTGGAGCTATGCTTACTAGCTTGCTTTCGGTAAGGGCTTTGTCACCACTCATTACACGTTGTAACTCAGCGGTGTAGTCCACGCCCTGCTGGACTGTAATAGGAGTAATGAAATCCAATGCAGCCTGACCTAGACCTTCACGTTTGATTTGATAAAACTGGTACTTACTGATACCGAAGGAACGTACCATACCATTTAATAAATAATCATCTAAGTAACCAAGTCGACCAGCCAAGAAGTCCTTGAGTGCGTCAACAGGTAAACCAACAAGCAACATGAAGCCCATTAATTTAGTAAGATTAGAGAGAGCTACTGCTCTTTGTTTAGTTGTACTATTACTTCCGAACAGGTCATCGAATATCTCCTGCCTTGTGTAAGCAAGCTGTGCAATCATAAATGATTTCATTTGATAAACAAAACGTACATTGGGGTTAGCTGACTGAGCGGCTACACTCTGCATCTTACTCATTGGCTGAGTCTTAAGCAACTGAGCGAACACAAAATTACGTACTAATGCATTGTCCCTGTCGCCCTTCTTCAAGGCGGCGATAGTAGCGTCAACATTCTCAGCACCATTGTACTGTTCAATCTCAAGTCTAAATTTCTTGGATGCCTTGGAGTCCCTGTTCTTGTAGTAACCACGAGCAAGTTTTCTTAGCTGTAAATAACTAGCGGCTAGATTGCTCTCCTTCATTATCTGGTCCAGCTTTGTAAAGCCAACTGCCTTCAGTCCGAACTTAGCCGCACTATTCAGGAATGACTTTTCATCAGTGAACTCATCGGAGACTCGGTCCTTTGCGTAACCGAAGGACTCAAGACTGAAGTCCCTTGTCATGCCTAGACCACGTACTGTATTGATTAATCCATTTCGATACATAACGAATGGCATATCAAACAGTTGTGATAATGTAGATGTGAACTCAACTAGCGTAGTAATGTAACTACCTTGTCGCATACCACTGAGAAGTGGATTCTCTTTAGCCGCTGGGTTAAGAATCATACGTGCTATGTTACGTACTGTCTTTACGTCCTCAGCATTTATCTCACCACTTTCCAGTAACTCAGATATTAATGGGGATAACGTACCAGGAGTACGTACCTTTTCAAATGTCGGGTCCAGTGTAACATCGAGTTCCTCGTATCGTCTACCCATTAGTTCGGTAGTACGAGTAGCAACAATCATGTTAGTAATATAACTTTCAAGTGCTGATGGAACATCATCATAAAATTCTAACTGTTCCTTTTGGATTAATTCAAATCTACGTGACAGCTCCTCCCTTGGAATCTTAATACTTATTCCTCGGTTCTTCAGGAACTGCTCACTGGTTCCAGCCTTGCGGATGTAGTCCTCAATGAATAACGCCTCCTCAGGGGAGTTCTTTTCTATCTTGGGTATGAGGTTCTCACCTTTTTGTCCTGGCTGAAGCTTTGAGTTACGCTCCATTATTGCGATGTTCTCAGTCTCAATCTCAGCGTTACGCTGCTCAAGAGCTAAGTTAATATCATCAGCTATGGTTTCACCTAGTGAATCCTTTAGACCCTTGTAATCAATAACCCTACGTGGGAAGAATGACTCAAGGAATCCAACATCAATGCCCTGCTCCCTAGCATTAGAACGCAAGCGAGAAAGAACTGGTTGAACCCCGAATATTAAATCATTGTACATATCGTACTTACGAAGTAATGCATCACGTTCAGCTATTAACTCAGCCTTGGGTTGCTCGTCCTGCTTGAGAGGACTATACATGAGTAACTGCTTTAGTCGGTCCTTGTCAGCCTTGCTCTTTATTGCATTGTATTTTTGTACAAAAGGAAGTACACGCTTAATAGCATCATTCTTTTCAGCCTCAATAGTATTGAAGTAACCCTGGAATGCCTGAGCGATTCGTGGATTAATCTTTGAAAGAACACGTGACACAGTATTCACGTACTTATCCATGAAGCCAAGTTTCTCCTTGTTCTTCTTCTTCTTTGATGGAGGTGTATTGATTTCAGCGGCTACCCCAGCGGTAATCTCACGCTGACCTGTCTGTATCGCTATGCTCTCCGTAGCCTCCTCTATGACCTTTTGATTGGTAGGTCTAGCTGATGGGTCAACCTGTGCAAGCAAAGCCGCTGACTGAGCAATCATAACGTCAGCTTGGTACTTCTCACCTGCTATGGTCTTGAGTAACCGAGCCATGTAGGACTGAACCTTCTTGAGTAACTTTTGAATCTTACTCATAGCTGGACCATTTCTTGAGAACTGCTCAGTTATCTGTCCGTATGAACCCTGCTGGATTATCATACGATAGAACTCAGCACCGAACTCGTAGTCCTCTTTTAAATTTCTGTATACATCCGAGACGGCACGGCGTTCCTTGGGGTTCATGTCCCTGCCTACTTGACCGAAGAACTGCACCCAGCCACCGCCTTGCTTTTTAATTACCTCGTGAGTAACAGCATGAATAATCTCTTCACGCATAGCGGCACGTACGTACTCCTTGCTTTGACCTATTAGTAAACGTGGATTGAACTCAATCTCGTTTTGTATGACATTGTACCTAGCACCCAAGGTCATTACTATATTAGCAAATATAGGAGTAAGACCAAGTGACTTCGCTATTGGGTTGAACTCCTCGTATATAGCCTTCTCTAACTCTCTCTCGTTAGCGTACCCTTCGGGGTTTACGTCATCGGTAGGTTCAATGCGTTGCTCCTGAGGGGTCCTCATGCTGTTGTCCACAGGAGGATTCAGCCCTGCGTCAAAGAAATCACCAAGGAAACCACCAGCTTCTATACCTTCGGTATCCGCTCGTTCTACTGGTCCTGCAGTTGGTCCGACAAATGCTTGAGGAACCGCTCGGCGAAGTCCACTGGTGACTCTCCTTCTTTCGGAGGAATACCGACCAAGACTGATGGACGGTTTCCTGCTGAGGATTTCACTTGCTGTTCCGTTGTACCCTGCTGGGGTTTTCGCTGCTTTATTCTGTGTATCATCTTTTGTTTCTATTTCTGTTAATGTATCTAAATGGAATATTGCATCTTGGTCACCCCATATTGCAATCTCAACGGCATCTTCAAATTTGTCAATAGCGAAGACAACATCCAATACGTATTTACCTATTTTGCTATTATACCATCCACCGAGCATTGCCCCCTTAACATTAAGGTACTCAGCATTATTAACTATAAATTGAGTTAATGTTTCAGCATTGAAGTCATCCCTATTTATGTACGTTTCAGTTTCTTTATTGGGTGCAACTACATAACCTTCATTTACTGCATCTCCCGATGTGGTTATAGTGAATCCATCCTTTGCATCCTCAGAGGTAATAATTTCAGTAAGATAATCAACTGACCTTTGAGCCTCTTCGCTCCCTATTATCTTTTTAATTCTTGTGACCCTAGCTCCATAAGGAGCTACAACTTGAGCAGCCATTGCAGGCTCCATGCTAATTAACTTATCTTTCCTTACATCATCAGGCAACAATAAGAAGGCATCTTTCCTTTTGTCAGGAACTCCTATTACTTTTCCGTATACAGGAGTAGTATACGTACCGTGATTAGCAGTTTTATTATCAGCCTTAGTGGGCTGAACGACTAACAGTATATCATTTAGCCTGAAGTCATTCTCCCTATAAAAACCGTCACGAAGTTGTTCGTTTTCTAAAGTAAAGAAACCCTTACTATCTAAGTATTGTGTAAATTTACTTCTTGTCTTACCCCTTTGGTCAGTAAGTCCTTGAATAAAAGGACGACTATCAGCACTATCCAGTAACTTTTTAAGAGAAGTATATTTGTTTAAAATATCTCGTACTTGTTTGGTAGGACTATTCGCAAGAATCTCTGCCTTTACCTTACTAAATGCCGTACTACCAAAAGCATTTTTATAAAAAGCCATGAACGCTTGTTTGTTAAACAAGAACATATTATTCGGACTTCCCGAAACTAGAAATATATAACCTGTCTTTTTATTGCCGTCCTTGTCAGTGTATTCAAGCTGTGAAATTTTATTATTAATTTCTTTTGCTGATTTACTGGAAGCCCATACACGACCAGCAGCTCTATTGGCTGGTTGAAGTGCATAGCTAGGACCCGCATCAAGTGTTATGCTTTGTTTCTTTTTATTAGGAAGTTGAAGTTTTCCGTCACCTAATTGGTCAGCGTACCAAAACCAAACAGGAATATTATTTTCTTCAATCTCATTAATCAAAGAATCAATATCAATAATGTCATTCTGGGTAACGTGAGACAACTCAGCCTTCTGCGGAGCGGTAAATACTTCACTAGCACCAGCTACAATATCTTCTTGGATTGAGTCAAATGGGAGCTCTCCCTTTTCCCTGACTACTTTTTTCATTCTTCTGATTTCCTTAGCCTTGTCAGAATCAGTAGGGAATTTTTTTCCTGTTATTCCAAGTTTTGAGAACGATAATTTTTTTCCCTTTACGGTCTTACCGCTCAGGTAATCCAGCATATCCTTCTGGGTAAAACGAACTGGTTCCTGTTTTGCGTAATTTAATGTACCTCTTACATAAACCTTAGAGCCGTGGACTGTACCCTCACCCTTAAAGCTTTCTACTGGTCTGCCTCGGCTATCAACAAAGGATGAGTTCCCGAATGGATTGAATGTTAGTATTTCGTTAGCTTCTAGATTTGGTTCAGTACCAACAATATCGCCATCTACACTAGCCATAGGGAACTTAGAATTTAATCCGTACCCAATTACAGCACGACCCAATGGAGTTACTGATAGCTTGCCATCTTTTATTATATAGGCTGAACCATAACTATGAGCTTTGTCGTAATTAACCCTACCTGTACTGCTGATTGGGTGAACAGTCTGTAGCATACCCCTTTGACCATTAGGTAAAGTAAATGCGGAGTTAAGATTAAGACGAACGCCACCTCTAGGTAATGGTTCATTGCCTAGTTTTTCAATAATTCTTGGGTCGTTTTTCTTGAACTTAGCTTCCCTTAGTACTTGCTCATTAGTAAATGGAACGGCAGGAGTACTAGCACCAGCTATTATATCCCCTCCTTGTGGGTCCTCTTGCTGTAAAAATTCAATGTATGCAATCAGGTCAGGGTCAGTTATATCGACAGGTATTCTCTGTGTTGTAGTAGGTGCAGGCTGGGCTTCGGGCTGTGCTTGGTTTCCAAATTCATCATCCGACATTATAGTTAATGTGCCGTCTGCCCTTCCTTGTTTTTCTATTATTGCTCTATCTCTTGCACGTTTCGCTCTTTCAAGACGCTGTGGGAGTTCAACCTCCAACTTTTTTATCGTCTTTTCCCGTGCATTAGGAAGCCAAGCGTCATTTGCATCTGTTTCTTCGATTATCTCTCTTAGCGTCCTTATTTCATATTCAACGTCCTCAATTCCTGTTCCGTTAATTATATTATCTAACTCCTTGTC